GATTGCGGATACCTGTGTTGATCGTGGCAGAACGAACCGTCTTGCCGAACGTGGCCCTATAGCCGCCGTTGCTGGCGTAGGCTTGATCGCTACGGAGGTTCTCGCCTAGCGGGAACGGGTCTATCGAGCTGATGCGTGTTCTACTGGGCATCGGCGCGAACAGTGTAGCTAAGGCTGTGGCGGCGGCGATTATGAGTACCTGGGGCTTCATGCCCGCCTACTATCACAAGCATGTGGTCACGCATAGGTTTTGTCGGGCCTGTCCAACGAAGGTTGTCGTTGTCGTCCCGTCTCCGGTCTCGTTCATCGAAATGTAGTGGTAGCCGATCTGGGGAAGGTAGGTGTGGTTGACCGCGACACCGAGGGTTAGGGCAGTCGCCGCATTGTTGTTGGCGTTGTTGTACTTGTCGAAGACCGTAGTTGAATCCAGCGCAAGTCCGACTTGGCACGTTGCGCCCACAGATGCCGCCAAGCCAAAAGCCTGATTTACGGACGCCAAAAGGCACTCCTCAGAGAGCCCGGAGACAAATGACACCTGATTTACAGCGGAGGCCCGCGATTGGCGGATGGTCGCCGTGCTGTAGGTCCAGCTTGCGGTAGCATCGGAGACAGACGTGGACACCTGCACCCTGTTGTAGTTATTCCAGACACCAAGAACCGCCGCAGTGCCCTGCGCACCGAGGATATAATCAATGGTAGAGGTGCCGTTGGATCGGATCGTGCCGACATAGGTCCCACGGTTAGCCGCTGGTCCGTTCGTGATGGCGTTCTTGTTGGTGTAGATGCCGTTCAGGAGTTGCAGTTCAGTCGTGCCCGCACCGGTGCCGCGCGCGGTGCTGGAGGACCAAGCGGGGCCCCGCGTGGCTCTAACCGTACCGCTGTCGTTCCAGACGAACACGTCGTAGTTTGAGTTGGTCGTGACAGCCGCAGGGGACTTGGTGGTGTCCGTAGTGGCCTGCGAGACCTCCGCGAACGTGGTCGGTACGAACCGCGTCCCATCGTAAATTGGGATTTGGTTGCCCAGCGCTGGCGTGTAGTAGACCGTTGTAGCCGCAGCCACGCTGGACGCCATGACAGGGGTGGCGCTGGTTAGCGTCAGGCGGCCCTGCGGAGGCCCGAAGAGCGTGATGGCTCCGGTCTGTCCGTTGAGTGCTGTGACGGCGTTCGCGAGTACGAAGGCGGTCGTAGCTAGCTGTGTCGTGTTGGTGCCCGCAGAGGCCGTAGGGGCCGTTGGGGTGCCTGTGAACGTCGGGGATGTCACAGGCGCCCGCGTAGTATCGCTAGGATGTACATGGTCCTCGCGGGCGTACTTCGTGGACGTACCGACAGCCGAGATGCTGTCCATGATGGGCGCAGCAGTCGCCGGGGAGGGGACCGTGGGGAGCGCGTTCTGCACGAAGGCGGTCGTCGCTAGCTGGGTCGTGTTGGTACCGTTCGTGGCCGTGGGGGCCGCAGGTACGCCAGTGAACGTAGGGGAGGCTGTGGGAGCCTTCAGGGCCAGCGCAGCCGTAGTCGCAGCCGCATCGGCCCTTGTGGTATCCGTGGGGTGTACGTGGTCCTCGCGGGCGTGCTTGAGGCTCACGCCGACCGCGCCCGATCCACTGTCCATGAGGGGCACAGCCGTGGCAGAGGAGCCCGCGTCAGCAGCGGCAGCAGCAGAAGCAGCCGCAGCAGCGGCGGACGCAGCAGAAGCAGCCGCAGAGGCCGCAGCATCTGTTGCGTAGCTAGCCGCAGCGGGAGCGTCGTACTCGTCGTAGTTCTGGCCGTTCACATAGAAGGCGCTGGGTGCTGCCGAGTTGCCCGTAACAGGATTGGTGTTGCTGTCGTTCTGCGTCGGGTAGTCGGTAGCGTAGTTAGGGGTATCTCCGTAGAACGAGCTATCAGCCATAGTTACCAAGTCCCGTCGTATTGTGAGTAGTCGTTGCCCATCAGGAGCGCGGGGCGCACAGCGGCATCAGCGGTCAGCTCGTCACCATCAGCCATGTTCTGAAGGTCGTTGCCGATCTGCTTGTAGCGGGCCTCGAATAGCTGGCCGCGCTCGTCGTTGTAGTAATCACAGGCCACCGAGAGGGCGCCGTAGACAACAAGGTCCCACGCGATGCGTGAGATGGTGTTGGTGTCCGTAGGCAGAACCAGTGGGGCAAATTCAGTATAGTAGACAATCTCGATCACAGAGCCCTGTGCGGGCTGGGGGCCTAGCAGCCAGTAGCCGCCACGGCGCGCGAAGACACGGGGCGTGTCAATGTACTGCGCCTGCGCCATAGCGTTCTTTAGCTGGACGCGCTGTAGCGGGTAGTCCCAGAGGCCGTCACCGTCGCTGTCTACGTTGATGTCGATCAGCTCAAGGAGGTCCGAGGGGATCACAAGGCCCAAGGATGGGTCGTAGGTGTTGGGGATGGTGTAGCGGACAATCTTTTCCATGAACGGCACCCTCAACTCACGTTGAAGGCGGATGATGGCCTGGTTCAGAAAGGTGGACGCAAGCGCCGGGTTGGCGTTCAGGTCCGTGCGGTTCATTAGAGCCAAGAACTGGCTCGTTAGTTCAGAGAGGTTCACGGCGCTTGCCTAGTGGTTAGTGGCGGAAGCCTGTCGCAAAAACGTACAGGAACGCGAAGTATGCGGCAGGGAAGGCCGCGAGCACGCCCAGTGCGAAGATGAGGAGCGTGGTCATAGTGATCTGCGCGTGAGCACGAAGTCGTCCAGGCCGTGCTGTTTCAGCATGGCGATAGTCTTCTTGACGGGCTCACGGGTTACGTCGTAGCCGAGGTGATCCAGCATCCACTGGGCCACTTCGACGGGGATGCTAGCTGCGTGCATCCAGTCGCCAATACGGCCTTCGGCTGTCTCGTTCTTAACGGAGCGGTTGAAGGCGATGAAGTCGTCGGGGATTTCCTGAGTGCGGACGATACCTGTTAGCTGGCGACCGTCAGGGGTCTCAGTGAAGTCAACGAGCCCGTCGAGAAGCGGGGGCTCTGGGTAATAAGCTGATTTTTCTGTCATAAAATAAAGTGGGAGGGGCCGCCGTCGCGGGCACCCTCCCGTATCCTCTAGAGAAGGAAGCTGTAGTTAGCGATTACATGCCGGAGGCAAGGTTATCGAGCACGAGTGCGCTGGCGCTGAAGTTCTTGTGCTTCAAGCCAAACTCACCGACGATGAACTGGCGGTCGCTGTCGCCAACGTTCGCCAGAGCCTCGCGGGTCCACGGACGGAGGGTCGCCTGCGCCCACATGTCGGGATCGTAGATCAGCGTGTGCTTGGCCTTGATGAAGCGGTCGATTTCCACAACCTGCTCACCGAACGGCGAGACGTACAGGTTCACCGCGTTGACGAGCGTGGTCTTGGTGCTGACGGTGCTGTCCTGAATGGTGCGGTAGCGGCCGGAAGCCGACGCGAACGACGCGATGACAACCGAGTTCGAGGGCGTCACGAGGATGCGGGTCGGATCGCCACCGGCAGTGAAGGCCGACTGGATCGCGTTGACGAGCACGGTTTCCGTCAGGTTGACGCCCGTGTTCATGTACCAAACGTTGCCCGACTGCGCCGCGAAGGTCGAAGTACCAGCACCCGTGATCTGCTGCTGAGCAGACGCGGTGACGCGAGCAACAGCCGCAGCACCAGCGTTAGCCGCAGCCGCAGTGCCGACGAAAGCGTTTTCTAGATCACGCTTGAGGGCCGCAGCCGATTTTGACATTTGGTATGCGAGTTCTTTTGCTCGGCCGTAGGCAGCGGAAGCCTGCACGGTGCCCGAGACCTTCACGGCCTCGCTGAAGATGGCCGTGTAGTTGCTGCGCATCACAGTCGGGGCGACCGTGATTTCCGAAGCGTCGGCGCCTTCGACCGCAGTGGTAGCGGAGACGGAGCGCAGGCTGTCTTCCTGCCACTGGTAGATCGGCTGGTGGACCTTCTCGCTGCCAATCGAGGACTGGAACGGGGTCTTCTTCGGGGAGATGTTGGTGATGATGTCGCTGATGTTCTCTTTGACACCGATTTCGGTATAGGTCTGGTAAGTAGCCATAGTGTAGTAGTCTCTTAAAAGTAACTAAAGGGGTGCGAGATTATTAGTCGCTGCCACCAAGCAGGGCCAAGAAGGCGTCCTGCGTTGACTGCATGTTGCCGCCAGCTTTCTTCTGTTTAGCTACGGCTTTGTTGCGGTCGATGGCTTTGCTGGTGTCCTTGCTGGGCGGGGCAGATGTGGTTGAAGCCTTCACAATCTTCTTCGGGGCCTTGTTGACCTTCTGGGTCACAACTTTCTGCGCTCCCTTGTGGAACTGCATTGCCATGTGGATCAGCTTGAACGCAGCGGGATCAACGAGACCGTTGACCATCTGCTGGTTAGCTCCCATGCTGACAGCGAATGAACGCATGTCGTCATAGAGCTTCTGATCCCAGCCTTTGATGTAGGTGGGCGACTTGTCGTCAGTGAGCGCCTGGATACACGCCTTCGCGGCCTGCTGTTGTGCAGCGGCCTGCTGTGCCTGTACCTCGTGCATGAAGCCGTCTAGCTGGCCCGTGAGGAACGTCTCGTTCTCAAATGCGGCCTTAGCTGCTTCCTGTAGGGCGCCAACGTCCTCTGCGGAAATGTTGGGGTCCTTCATCAAGGCGGCCCAATTCACATTCCTGTAAGGGTTGGCGGTTTCCTGCGCGCGTTTCACCATCACGTCGAGGGCAGCTAGGCTCTTGGCCTGTGCATACTCGGCAGCTTTGGTGCGCTCAGCGACTTCTTGGGATTTCTTCGTCAGGCTGGCCTCTTGGCCAAACAGACGCTTGAGGTCCTTTACGGCAACCTCGTGCTCTTCCTCACCGACCTTTACTTTGACGTATGTTCCCTCATCGTCAGCGTATTTCTTGGATTTGGGGTCGGCTTCGCCTTCGTCCTCTTCACTGTCCTCAGATGGCTCTTCAGCGTCTTCGGTTTCAGTGACTTCTTCGTCAGCAGTAGGTTCTTCTTCCGTGTCCTCAGCTTTCGCTTCGGTCTCGCCCTCTTCTCGCTTCTTTGATGGCTCTTCAGCGTCGAACAGCTTCAGAAAGGCATTTGTAGTTTCGTCTTCAGTCTCAAAAGTGCCGTCAGTATCGATAGGCATCAGTGTCAGTCACTCGTAGGTTGGTTGTCGAGTTCGCTAGCTTTAGTTAGCGTCTCGTAAGCCTCAGCAAACTTGCTCATGAGGTCTGTAAACTCCCCGAAGCCGCAATAGGCCGCGTGGATGCCCTCGCGCTTCTTGGCTTCATGAGGAGCGGTGTTGAGCATATCGGCAGCCATCTGCTGACCGAATAGCTGGATTAGCGATTTAAATCTCGCATCCCCTAGGGCTTCTTTGCAGTAGAGCCCTAGGGTCATAATGTCATTATCGTTCAAGCGTTATTGTCCCTGTTGGGTTGTAGCGGCAGGGCCTGTGAAATAGCGCAGCATCTTGCCCGTAAGGTCCGAACCGCTCGCTTGGGGGCCGAACTGCCCGGTTACAGGGTCATAGAACGGGTAGATGTTCTGCCCACTGAGGATGGTGTGGAAGTCACCGGGGTTGCCGTGATTGGTGAACGTCACACTGTCGTAGTTATTGGCGCGAGCGTGGGCCAGTGCGTCAGCCTCTTGGTCCCAAGAGAACCGCCCGCCCATGTCAACCTTGTGGTTCTTGCCGAGGTCGATGCGTGCGCGCGTGACGTTGGCTGGCCCTCCGTACTCCGGGTCTAAAAAGCTGAGGAGACCGAGTTCGTTGTTTGCTCGACTCGCTAGGTTACTAGCGTGGTCATTCGCCGCGTCCTCCCACCCAGACGCTCTGGCAGCCTCGTGCGCTTTATCTGCTTCGTCAATAATGCCACCAATACGCTTTGCGTGTGCGTCGCCTGCGTTCTCCCGTACCCATCTCAGGATTTCCTGATTGCTGTCCTCGCCAAACATACGCGCAGGGTCGCCATCAGACGCCGTGCCGTGCGCGAACTGGTTAGCCAGCTTCGGGTCATCAGCGAAGAACACACCACGCCCAAGACGGGTTTGGCCAGGGTCGAACTTGTTAATTACGTCCCTAGAGCCGTGGTAGCCAACGATTGCGTTATCAGGCACCGCGCGAACTGGTGGAGCCGCTGCGGCGCGTTCGGCAACGGAGGGGATAGAGTTACCAATCCCCGACGCCGTGAACATACCGAGGTTTGCCGCGCGGCCGATCACTTCGGGGCTTGTGTGTCCGTCAGGCCCGAACATCGCGACATTACCCTGTGCAGCATCGCCTGGGAGCGTCATGGCCGAGTAGGCGTCTTTAGCTAGCCTAGCTGGCCAAGTCTGCCCGAGTGCGCCGCTGTCGTAGAGGTGGCGGGCCCGCTGGAGGAGGTCATTGATGTCCATGGTTCTGAGGTTTCTCCTAGCCGCGCATCGCCCGTGCGGCTGCCTGTGGGTCGATGAACTCGCCCGAAGAGGGGTCGCGCATCATCGCCGTGTTACGCTGCCACCAAGTCATCTGCTGCGGGGCCGCCTGTTGGGGGGCCTGCGGAGCCGCTGTTGGCCGTGCCATCTGCATGGGCACCGGGGCCGCTTGAGGTGCGGGTGCCGCTTGTGGAGCAGGGGTGGCCTGTGGAGCAAAGCCGTTACTTTGGCCCAGCGTGGGGGTCGAGGCCCACCATGGCAACTGAGGCACACCCCGCTGCGGAGCGTCGTCGAGCGGCTGCACGGGAGGCATTGGCTGCGTAGGCTGGGTCTGCGGCAAATTGCTGAAGAAACCCTTGTGGTTGTTCAGCACGTCGCCTTGGATCGAGCCCATGACAGCCGCCATGAGCGGATTAGCTAGCCCAGAGAGGCTGCCGAAGCCGCCCGCAGCGGCAGCAGGCTTCCCATTCACTGCGTCGGCCAGATACCCACGAGGCCCGTTGAAGGGGCGGTCAGGGCCACGAAGCTCTTTGGGGACTTCGGACCACTCGCCGTCGATGATAGTGGGGCGGTGGGGCACCAAGGCAGTGCCGGGAGCCGTCACGGCCCTAGAGCCGGAAGGCACCAAGGAGGTGCCCCCGCGCTGCAACTGCTGCATGATGTAGGAGATTAGGTCATTCACGAATGGTAGCTTTCTGCTGAGACTTAGCCTTGGCCTGCCTCTCGGATGATTGCCGGTTCTGCTCGTTCTCGTAAGAGGTGTGCAGCCTGTTCATGTGGTTATCATGGGCAGTCTGAGAGAGGTTCATGTGCTGGTTGTGCGCGTCCAGCGCTATCTGCGCCTTCTCAAGATCAAGCTGCGCATTGTCGTGGACAATCTTGTGCGCCGTGTCAGCGTCCTGTCGGTCACTGGTCCGTGCGTCCGTCATGCCCTTCAGGGACATCTGTTGCCGTTGCAGATCAATCTTATCCTGATCGTGGACGGCCAACCTCTGCTCCTTGTACTGATCCGTCTGCACCTTAGCCTGCGCCGCCTGCGCGGTGGTCATAGCTGCCTGTGCTGCCAGCATCTTCGCAGGGTCCTGCGGCTGCGGCTGCGGAGGCGGTGCGTTCGGGTTCAGGTAGGCTTGGAAGCGCGTGAAGCCCTTCAGCTTGGCAATGTCCTTCAGCATCTCGTAGCGCTGAGGCGGGCCGAACATATGAGCTATAGCGGGGTCCTGGGCCATGCCGTGGTAGCCCTGCATCAGCTCGTTGGCCGCCATGTCCTGCTCGCCGTAGCCTAGGTGTTGGCTAACGGTACAGGTCTTGCGGTCGGTCCAGTCTTGGACGTTGCACTGAAGAGGCGCGCCGCCGACCTCGATGAACTCGGGCTGCTTGACGTGCAGAATGGCCAAGCGGATGACTTCGATCATCAGGGGCACGAGGAAGTGGTCAGCGAAGTTGCGAGCCATAATCTTAGCTCGCTGGCCGCTGGCCTTCATCATGTTATCGACTAAGCCTTGCGAATTCTGCGTGCTGATCGCATCCTTGTTCAGGCCCTGAGACAGAGCACTGATGCCGGTGGACTTCTCGTTAGCTGTGTCGAGCAGCGTGAGGGTCTGATAGATATACGGGTTCAGCGGGGCCTGCGGGAGCGGGGCCACACTGTCCGGACGGCGCACGTTGACAATGCCGCCAAGCCTGTTGTCCAACAGCTCACGCGGGTTAGCTAGACCGCCGTTGACCACCGCGTACCTGGGGTTGGTCGTGATGGACGTGTGATCCAAGATGCCGCGCATAAGCACGGTCTTGGCGTTCTGCACGGGTACTACGCGGGCCGCGAAATTATCACCATAAAACACCCCTGGTACGGGCAGGGGCACGTAGGCAAGGAAGGGGGCCTTGTCTACTTCCTGCGGCTCGTCTAGGAGCTTTTGGCCAGCGTGGCAAATCTTGTAGAGCCGCACGCCTTTAGCCGGGTCAATCTTCATGCGGACATAGCTCTCGAAATAAACGAGGTAGTCCATGTCAGATTGGATCGCGTCGTCGTAGGTCTCGGCAGCCTTAGTTGGACCTGTCCTAGCTAAGACTTCCGGGGAGAACAGCAACTCTTTGGCGTCGTCGGTCGGCAGATCAGCCACGAGCTTCTTGTCGAAGCCCATGTCGATCAGTTCCGCACGGGTCTTAGGGGTGCGGTGCGCGCAATAAGACGCCTGCCCGATATGGCGGGCCATAGGGTCGATTAGGAACTCTTCTGGCAGCAGCACGTCAATAGCTACGTAGCTGGTGTCCTTCTTGCGCGTTAGGGTGCCGCTGTAGAGCCCCGACATGGGGTCCTGTGTACCGTCGAACTCGTGCACGTCGTCGTGCGCAGCTACGCCTTGAGCGGTGCCCTCGTCAATGCCCTCAAACTTCTCTTCGGTGTGCTCGTAGTCGTCGCACCAATAAATCTTTGCCACGCCCGCGCGGGCAGTGAGGCCGTTGTAGATAACGTCCGAAAAGATTTGATAGCCGTCGTTCTTTCGCCAAATGCAGTAGGATGCGTACTCGGTGGCAACCAAGCAGTCCGACACGCTCATTTGGCTGTCGGGGTCGAACTTGGCGATATGATCCCCAGCCGCGAAGACTTCCAGAAGCTGCGACTGCTGCATTCTCACCGAGTCATACACGTCTGGGGAGACGAAGCTCGAAGAGCCTTCGGAGTTGCGGCGGGGCCACTCGCCATTCAGGTACTTAGCTACGCGCTCGCGCTCAGTGCTCAGTTTCTGCTGGGCCCAGCCAACTGCGTCTTTAGATTTACTTAGGACGCGGGCTAGAATTTCGTCATCAGTCAATTGGCCTTTAGCCATTATGCGCCTTTAAGTAATCAATTGCTTTTGAAAGCGTGTCGGGGTTTTCGCGGGCGTGCCCAAGCATAAGATTACAAGGAGAACACAGAATGCTGCGTACCTTGCCTGTGCAGTGACAGTGGTCTGTCGCCCAGTCTTCGCGCTTGTCGCCCGCTTTAGTGCCGCAGATGGCGCACTGATTTCCTTGCGCCGCCAGCATCGCGTCCCACTCAGAAAGCGTAATACCATAGACAGACTTTAATGTTCGTTCTTTGCGTTGGTCTGGGGTTAGCTCGTGGTACTTAGCCTTAGCTTTTGCCGCCTCAGCCGCCATAACTTCCGGGTTAGCTTCGCGCCATGCGTTCTGCTTAGCGCGTATCTTGTCTTTGTTTTTGCGGTAGTATTCTCGGCGGGCGCCTGGCGTCTGCGAGGGATATGTTTTCTTCTTAGATGGCGTTGACATATAGCTCTTGCGGTATTGCGACAGGCTCCCACCTGCCGTCATGCACAAGAGTTGCAATGGCCAGAGACATCACACAGTCATCGTTAGCCCCGCCTTCGGCTTCCATTTTGCCGGTCTCGGTTACGACGAACTGCAACATCTCTTCTAAGGTCTGAGTGTCATTGATTTCAATTTCACGGTTACGGTCTAGCGCCCTGAGCCGATCCACCATCAGCGGCTTCGTTTTCTCACTTGTGAAAACGCCGATGTTTAAAGTCTCTCTGTCGGGCTCAATCGTGCCTTCGGTCACGTCTAAGTACAGATTGGGGTACTGCCGGTCCCTTAGCTCCACGCAAGTTACAAGGCCGTGGTTGTTGCGTTCAACAGCCAGCAGGGCTTCGTTGTAGTAGTAGCCAAGGGCTATGAGGATTTCAGCAAACACGTCGGGGTGTACTGTCCCGCGCCAGACGGCTACTTGCCGTAGCTGGCTGTCGAGGACCTGGGCCACGCTGGGATCAGAAGGCCGCCCTTTGACACCGGCTCTAAGCCCCATGCCCACGTCGGCCCCGATGGTGTAGCTCTCATTCGCATCTCGCTCGTAGTAGACCTTTAGCTCACCACGGGGGTGCTCCCGCAGCTTACGTAGCGGTAGTTGCTTTCCGGTCTTGTGGTCGTAGACCTCTTCGACGGCCATCTGTTTGATGGGCGTCTTGGGGGTCTTGAGCCGCTCAACGATGTACTCTGGGTTGAAGATAGGACGCCCTGTCGAGATGAAGGCTTCCTCCGGCGTAGACGGATATTCCTGCTTGAACAGGTCCGCGCCGTTGGTAGCTATCTTCCGACGACGCCACCATAGCTGCGCCAGGTCGAGGCCATAGTCAGCTACTAGCCTGTCCTCCTCCGGCAGGAGCGCCATATCCTTCGGGAACGTTTCGTCCCTGTACTCCTCACTCTCGAACCACGCACTGAAGAACAGTTCGTAGCCGGAGATGCCCTCGCGGGCAGCTTTGTACTGCGCATAGAACACGCCGGTCATACCGTTAGCTGTGCTCTCCAGGAACGCAGCGGTGCCCTTCCTGTCAGGCACGGCCTGAATGAGGCCGTTGAAGTTGTTCTGTGCGAAGGTCTCAGGCCAGAAGGCCACCTCTGACAGGTGGACCACGTTGAGCATTTCGCCCCGCGCCACACCTTTGCCGCCCGCCGTCGCAACTCGCAGGGCGCTGTCCAGCTCCGCGAACACCAGCTCAGTCCGTGAGGAATACTTCGTGGTGGGCTGGACAATCTTGGGGACGTTGGCGTGGATACGGTGGTACATGTCGAAGAGCGTCGTGGTGCTCTCGGCGACGTGGGCCATAACGAGGCCCTTCTGGGCCTTGCGCTGTGACAACCACCAATACTGCCACGCGCTGATAACCGTACTCAGTCCTTGCTGTCGGGCCTTCACGACCACGAAGCGGGCCTTGCCGGTCCTCAGCATCATATCGGTGATGCGCTCAACGAAGCGCTCTTGCACGGGGTTGAGGATCAGCGGGGCAATGGTGCCGTCTTTGGTTCTGATCTTGACGCAGGTCTTACAATAGAAGGCGAAGTCGTCGCGAAGGCGCTTGCGCGTCTCGATTTGCTTAGGCGTCATCGTCTGGAGACCTGACTTCTGCAATGAGGTCCAAGAAGTCCTCAGCCTTCTCTACTTTGAGCCGCGAGACGGCTTCCGGCTTCGTCTTGGTGTAGGCGAGTACGGTGTTGATGGCTTGGAGCTTGCTGGGGAGGGCGGTGGGGCCTACACACAGCAAGAAGGCTTCGCGCAGGGCGACAATCGCCATCTCTTCTTCAGTTTCCGGCACAACCATTTCGGTGTGGGGCATGATGCCGTTTTCATCGACAACCTTCACGTCCATGCTGGATGGTGCTTGATCTGTCTTTTTCATGTAATCCAAATATTTGTCGGCAAGCTTGTGGGCTGCGCGCCATTGCTCGTGGGCCTTGGCTTTAGCTGCCCTGGCCTCTTCCTTCGTCTTCTGGCCCTTTTTGTTGCACGGGATGCCCCAAGACTTCATCCGCCAAGGATCATCCTTGTAGAGTTGCTTGTGGTTGGCATCCCGCACTTTCATTCGTTCGCGGTGTTCGGGCGTAGCCCAAAGCTCTTTCGAGAAGGGCTTTAGGTGCTGTACGCTCTTGGTATGCCCTTTCCACCCCTTGCCGCGCTTATTAGCTGCCATTGAGCCTCGATAGCAGCAGGGCCGCAGCGGGGATGCCGTTCCTGGTCAGCGCGTTCTGCACGGCTGCCTTGTTGGCTGCGCGGGCCGCGCGGTTAGCTGCGACGATACCGGCGTTAGCTGGGGCCTTCGCTAGGAGGGCGTCTTGCACGGCCTGTGCAGCCTTGCGCGTTCTGGAGTTGGCTAGCAGTCGCAAGCCTTGGCCCGGTAGGGCACCGATGAACGATCCGGCAAGACCGCCGAGTACGCCATGCTCCCTGTAGCCTTCGCCGCCACCGATACTCGCTCCGATAAGCGCTGAGCCGATACCGCCGCCACCGCCTAGCATGTTGCTGGCGTGCCGCAGCGCGTTGGTGGCGAAGTCGCCACGAGTGACGTTGCGGATACCTTCGACCACCTCCGGATCGTTGCCGAAGCCCATCGATTTGAGCTTGGCGTTGTCGTTCATCAGGAACGGCCGGAACTTCTGGCGAAGAACGTTGCCCAGGTTCATCGCTGAGCCTGTACTGGCGTTCTGCTCCGTCGCGTTGCTGATAGCGTTATCGATGCGCTGCGCGGATGATGCGGCGTGCCAGTCACGGCCCGCCTCTTTAATAGCCGCTGCGGCTTTGGCGGGATCGCCCGCTATCACGTCCCTGTTCGGAACGTTGTCGAGGTAGTTGCCGAGGACGCGCTTCACGTTACCGGCAGCTAATGCCTGTTCGGTCGCCTTGAAGTCGTGCGTTTCCTGCCCAATCTCTCCAAGCGACTTACGTAGGCCGTGGAGGTCAGCGAAGGTGACCGGCTTACCAGCATTCCCGGTCGCCTCAAGGGCATCTATGGCCGCATGGACGCGCGGGGCCTGCGCAGGCAGGAACGGGGAGCCGGCGTTAGCCAGTTCAGCACGCATGTCGCGCGCCACGTTCTTCGCTGCCTGTGCGGTCAGGTAGGTCTGTTTGATCGCAGGCTCAGCGTACCGAGCGTCCGCGATGTTCTTGACTTCTTTGATGCTACGCAGCGGCTGGATACGAGCCGCATTGCGCGCCATTGCCAGCGGGGCCGCGATGTTGCCCGCGAAATTACCCACCGCTTCGGCGGTATGGCTACCCGTGGCGTCATAGGCCACTTGGCCAGCTACAGCGCCACCGAGGGCAGCAGGCAATCCCATGCCTGTAGCCAGCATTGGGAGCTGGGTAGCTATGGCTTTCGTGTAGCGCCCTGCGGCATCCTTGGGCTCGTACTCCGCGTCTTTGTTGTAGTTGGCGCTGAAGTCGGTCGGGATGATGGCCTTGAGGGCCTCCGAGCCCGGCAGGTGGTTGTAGAGAAACTGCGCTCCGGGGACGGCCTTAACCTTGTCGATGACGGACTGTGGGGCCACGGAGTGCGCTAGGGACGCCAAGTCACTGGGCATACCACCGAGCAAGGTGAGGCCCTTGCCGATACCGGCATCTATTGATTTGATGCTGTCGATGGGGTGCATTACGGCCTGAGCGGCCAGCGGCACGCCCGCAGCGATAGCCGCACCACCTGGGATTACACCTGCGGCCCCGCGTGCAATGGAGCCGAGGGTGCTTTGGGTCTCTGGGGGAGCGGCGTCCGCTTGCGGGCTGGCGGGGGCGGGTTGGCCCCCGAGCTGCTTTTGGAGCATCTGGAAAGCCTGTTCTTGAGTGGCGCCTTCCGGTCCCTCAATCGAATGGGTCTGACCATCCGGGCCTTTAAACTCAAAAATAGGCATGTGTTATTTAGTTCCTAGATATGACCAGCCGTCAGGCAGTGTCGATTTAGCTGCGGGTGTAGCTGCTGCGGTGGCTTTAGCGTTCGGGTTTTTAGCTTCGGGGGCGAAGGAGAAATCCCCGTCTTCTAGCTGGCCCAACTTCTTCTTGGTCGCCTCCAGCCGCTTTCGGTACTCTTGGTAGCGCTCGTCTTTGTCCAAGCGGTCCTTGCCTACCAACGCGCTCTTTTGCTTGTAAAGCTCGTTGAGTGCGCTTTCGAGTGCATTGACGTGCGCGCGGACTGCGGCGGCCTGCTCTGACGGAGCGGCGTAAGGAACGTTCAGACCGCTCTTGATGTGTTCGCGCTCAGTCCCGGTGCCTCGACCGCCATTTTGTAGGGAGTTGATGTCAGACGCAGTGTTACCGGCGTTTGTCTCAAGCTCGCGAATGATGTTCGCAGACTTTTGGTTGCCGGAATGATGTGCGTAGTTCTCGGCCTGGGCAGCCGTAGAGCCGAACCGAGACGTGCCGTTAGCGAGCTGTCCGAAGTTGTCGAGGGTCTTGTCAAGAAGGTCCAGCGAGGTATTACCCCGCCGCAACAGACCACCCCAAGCACCGGGGCCGCCCTTTGCCTCTTCCTGACTGAAGGTCTTGAGGCCCGCTGCGGTGTTAAGGTCCAATCCGGGAAAGGCGGCCTGCGCGCCTTCAAACTGCGCCCTAAGTTTCGGGTTGCGCAATGACAACTGGGTAATCGGGGGGCCACGCCCCTCGTTAATAGCGATAGCCATGCGTCGGTCTTCCGGCGACATGCTTTCTAGGCGCTCTTGCCCTTCAAGGTTAGGGTCGCCGCCGATTTGCGGGCCCTGCGGCTGGGCCTGCGCGCCAGCGGCAGGCTCGAATACGTTAGTGTCCAGGTTGACACGGCCCCTGTAGACGGCGTTCCCGTTGGCGTCCTTGTCCATGATGGCGTGGAAGTTGCCCTTCTGGGCACCGGGGATTTCCCGGCTATCAACCGTGCCGTCATCTTTGTTGATGCGGACGAGCTGGCCATTCGGGCCCATCTGGTACTGGTACTTGCTACCGGTGCCTCGACCGCCATTTTGTAGGGAGTTGATGTCAGACGCAGTGTTA